ACGCCAGTCCCTCCTCGGCCGAGAGGTTGTCAATCTGGGCCATGTGCATGTCGGACACATAGCCCGCCACGCGCGCCTGCACCTGCTCGGTGGTCCAGCCCTTGCGGGCACCGACGACGGCGACCTTCTCGCGCACCTGGTCCTTGGTGGTGGCGATGTCGCCGTTGGTCACCCCGAACTGGATGGTGGTGGCGATGTCCGCGTTCGCCACCTCGTCGGCGTGGCGCTCGCGCTCGGCGGAGGTGAAGCCCAGCACGGACGCTTCGGCCTGCACGCGCTTTTGCTGGAGCGAGCGTCCGATCAGCGCACGCGCGCGGGGCGAGAGATCCTTGCCGTAGGTCTCGGCGGCGGTGTTCCACCAGTCGGTGGCGGACTTCTGGTAGGCATCGACATTCTCTCCGCGGCCTTGGGCGCGGGCATCGCTGTCCCACTTCAACCAGTCCGAGGTGACGCGAGCCTCGACGTCATAGGCCTCGGTCTGCGCCTCGCGTTCCTGATAGCGGTCGATGCCCTCGCCCAGATTGGCCAACCCCTGCCCGATCGCGCGGGTGCCGGAGGACACATCGAGCGGGCGCGCCGTCGGGGTGCGCAGCGGTGCCGTGGCGAGCTGCGGGCCGTCGTAGACCGGAACCTGCGGCATGGATCAGCCCCCGTACCCGTTCAAGTACCAGTTGGAGTTTTTGCCGAGGGCGTTTTTGGGAGCCCCTGCGGAACTGCCTGCCGCCGAGCTGGGCGTCCACTTGCTGGCGACCTGCCCCGCCCCCGAGAGAAGCGTGCCGGCAGCGCCCAGTGCGCCCTGGTACGCGGCAGCGCGTCCCTCGGCCTTCGCCAGTGTTCCCTGCGCCCGCGCGCTCCAGGCCTGATTGGCGGCGTTGTAGCGCGCGGTGCTCGCGTCCATCTGCCCGAAGAAGTCGGTCTGGTCTTGCAGATCGCCGGCCGTGCCGTAGCCGATGTCCAGACCGCGCGAAGCAAGGCTTACGCGCTGGCTGGATTTCAACGAGGCGGCCTTGCGCTGGATGGCAGCAGCCTCGTCCTCGCCGCGGCGCTGCGCGTCCTGCGCGGCGTACTCGGCCATCTTGGCGTTGTACTTGGCAGCGTCCTGCGCCGACTGACCCTGCTGGTACTGGCCGTAGGCAGACATGGCCGTGCCTGCGGCCATCAAGGCAAGCGTGACGGGTTCACACATGGCGGTGCATCTCGAATCGGTGAAACAACTCCCCGGCGTGCCCGTAGGGCTCGGGGTCGTGGATCGTGAAACCCAGGTGCGCCAGCCAGCGCACGGATCGGGTGTTTCTGACGTGCACGAAGTTCAGCAGATGCGGGTAGAGCTCCAGCATCAGGTTGACGATGGGCGCGGCAAGACTCTGCAGCACGCGCGGGCGGCGATCGAGCAGCGTGGTGCCCAGCATCCAGGGCGAGCCTGTCTTCTCGGTGAGCTCACCGACACCAAACACCGCCAGGAGCTCGCCCTCTTCGCGCGCGCTGAAGCAGAACCCCTGCGACGCGGCCACGCTCTCCACGATGCCCTCCAGCACGTCCGCCTGCCCGTAGGCCAGGCACTCGCGCAGATCGCTGGGACGCAGGCTTGCGTAGAGCGCTTCTGCGTCCTGGTGCGTGGCGGGCAGGATCTCAACCACCTGCCTGCATCTCCAGCGTCATCGACACGACGGTGAGCGGGAGGGGTTCCTCTTGGCGGATGCAGATCGTCGCCCCCTGGTTCCAACTGGGATCAATGGACAGGCTGATCTCACCGTTGCGCAGATTGGGCGGCGAGCCGTAGGGGTCGGTGATCGAGCGCGCCGGGTACTGGCGCAGCCGGTTGAAGGCGGGGCCTGCCTGCACGAGGCTCGACTGCGCGATACGCAGATGCACCTTGTTCACGTTCTTCGCCGTGCCCTGCCCCGCGGCCTGTGCGCCTTCCAACGCGAGCGGGAGGGTGCGCAGATCGGCGGTGATGGGCAGCCCGATGTGCACGGGGCCTGCGCTGGTCACCGGCACGGCGCCGTTGGTGACGACGGCGGGGGTCTGCACGGCGCCGTTGCCGAGAATGTGCACGGTCTCGCCTTCCAGGTGCCAGAGGCCGCTCACGGTGCCCGTGGCCTCGGCGTTGTAGGTGAGGCCCGAATCGACAAAGAACGCATCGACCTGGTCGACAAAGATCCGGGTCTCCAGGCGCTCGATGTAGCGCACCGTGCGACCGTTGATCTCGCGCTGCACGACAACGTAGAGCACGTCCTCGTTGCCCTCGGCCACGACGCACACCGACTCGAATGCCCCGAGGGTGTCGTGCGCATGCCAGCCGAAGACGCGCTGATCGGGCACGTAGGTCAAGCCGAGCAGCAGCCCGTCATCGCGCACGGCCCAGAGGATCTGATCGGGTGCGCGCGAGTAGGCGAGTTGCTCGATGGCGTAGCCATTGAAGCGGTGCGGGGCGAGGATCGAGACGTCGACTGTCTTGTAGGAGTTTGCCTCCCAGTTGTACGCGAGCTCGCGCACCCGCGCGCCCTGGGCCTGTACATACAGAATCGACCCACTGGTCACCACGGGCTGCACGTTGGCCGAGCCCGAGAAGCCCTGGGGCTTGACGCTCACCGAGGTGGGTGTGATGGCCGGCGCCCCGTCGGCGTAGATGCGGAATTCCCCGCCTGCTGTGAAGGCGATCAGATCGGAGAGCGCCATCAAGTGGCGGATCCGGTTGTACTGGCTGCCGGCGATGCGGATCTCGAGCGCGTCGGCATCGCGCGCGGGGAGGCTGGAGGTGAGGTTCTTCTCGGTGCCGGTGCGCGTGGCCCAGAGCACTTGGGGCTTGGCGTCGGTGCCGGCGAACCAGCGGCGCTGCTCGTGGTAGGTGACGGCGGCCGGGTAGTCGGAGGCCTCCTTGTTCAGCGTGATCAGGTCATCAGGCGGCGGGGTGAGCGTGTCGGGGAGGACGTTGTCGTCCTTGATGGACAGCGCGCTGGTCGTTGAGACGTCGGTTGCCGTGCCCTGCGTGGCGGAGGCCGCGGTTTTGGCGTAGGAGAACAGGGTCAACTGGTTCGCGGCCGGCACGGCCGTCAGATAGAACGTGCCCTCGAGCGAGGGCACACCGGTGCCGGCCACGTACACGCGCTTCAACGCGGCGAAGGCGATGCCGTGCGCGGCGGCGGTGGTGATGTTGATCACCGTGGTGCCCGCGGAGCGCGAGATCGTGGAGATCGTGGAGCCGAGCGAGGTGTCGGCGAGGATCTGGCCGATGTACCCGTAGATGCCACCGCGGAGTTTGTAGACGTTGTAGCGCGAGGCGCCCGCCACCCCGCTCCAGGCGATGGTGTTGAAGTTGCCCTGCTTGGTGAGATCGTTTGAGGCAGTGGCCACGGCCGAGGGCAGGGATTCGGTCACCCCGTCAGCCTGCACGGCGGTGACGACATACGAGGCGACCGTGTTGACACCTCCCACGGGCGTGGTGGGCGTTGCGGTAACGGTGGCCGGTGCGAGAGTCGGGGGCGCGAAGTCGATCGCGGTCAACGTCCAGTCGGCAGCGCCCAGGCGCGAGAGCTCGCGCGCGGCGTAGGCGGGGTGCGTGAGTGTGACCACGTCGGCGTTCTGCGCGAACGCGAGGGTGGTGAGATCCCCCGACAGGTACGGGCTCGCCAGCGTGTACACGCGCGCGGCGGTGGCGCCGGATGCGGGGGTGGCGACATCCCACAGATCGGTCGTCGTGAAGGTGTCGGCGTCGACCACGGTGACCTTGAAGAACCGGGTGCCGATGTAGACCCAGTCGCCCGTCGCGTAGCCGTGGGCGCCCGTGGTGTTGACGGTGCTGCCGGCGATCGAGGCGATCGCGACCGTGTTCTCGAGCACCGTGCCGCCGGTCACGTGGAAGCGGATGTACTGGTTACCGAACTCGAGCACGACCGTCTGCGTGGCGCTGAACTGGAAGGGGATCAGGCGTACACGGGAGGTGCTGTTCTTGGCCTCGTTGATGAAGCGCGTGCCGGGGCGCCGGGCAGCCGGGCCGTGGGGGAGCGTGATGAAGTTCCGCGCGAGCGTGAGCCCGGTCTGGTACTTGTCCAGATCGAGGCGGCCGTTTAGCTCGGGCGTGATCTCGCCCCCGGCAAAGGATCGCAGCAGGACCTTGTTGGTCACGCGCGGGCGGCCAGGATGCTAGAGGTGACGAACACCTCGGCGCTGGAGGCGTTGGCGGCGCTCGCGAGCGAGACATCTGCCATGTTCATCGCACGGCTTCGCATCGCATCGCTCACGCGCGCGCCCTCGTTGCCCTTGATGATGGGGCCTGCGAGGTAGCTTGCCAGGAGATAGGAGAGTGTGGCGGCGAAGCTCGGCGTGAAGCGCGCGGAGTCCGTGACGTCCACGCTGTAGAGCAGTGTCGCCTCCTCCTGATCGCTGTAGAGCACCTGGCCCTCGATGTCGAAGGGTGCCCCGTCACGGTCGTCCTGGCGCAGGGCCACCTCGTCTTGATTGAACACCGTCACGGCCACGGCGGGGCGCAGGATGCGCAGTGCGCGCAGGCAATCAGAAGGCAGCGCGTAGGCATAGACCCAGGCGGAGCTCGGGTTGGTGACGGTTGCGAGCTCGGCGCGCTTCAGCGCAAAGGCCCAGTTGCCGGGCTCCAGCAACTCGGTGCGGGCCATGTCGTAAAACGTCGCGCAATAGCCCGCCTCGAGCGAACCGTCGGGCGGCGAGATGCTGGAGATCAGCGGCCCTGCGCCGATGTGCGAGAGGGCCATGTTGCAAATCTGGACGATCGACGCCATGAGGAGGGTCTCCTGATGACGGAAAGTCTATGGGTGTACAGGAGGTCTCACGGATACAACGCTAGCGCCGGCGCAGCCACACCTGCCCGGCACCGACCTTGAGCGTGCCGGTGTAGATCCCGCCAGGGCCGTAGACCACGCCCTCGCGCACGTCGGCGGGGTCGGGCACCGTGGAGGTCTTGAAGAGCGTGGCGGCTTGCCCTGAGAGGGTGAACGCGCCCGCAGAGGCGATCAGGCGGCGCTCGAGCAGGAGCGTGGCGCCCTGGCCCGTGAGCGTTAAGGTGCCTGCGTCGGCGCTGAGCGCACGGGTGACACTGAGGCTACTGCCCTGCCCCGTGATGCTGAGTGCGCCTGCGTCGGCGGAAAGGGCGCGGGTTGCAGTGGTGGCCGCCACCTGCCCCGTGATCGTGAAGGTGCCGGCGGCGGCGTTCAGCGAGAGGGCACGCAGAAGCGTGGCCGCCGATCCGGTAAGCGAGAAGCTCCCCGCATCGGCGGCCAGTGCAAGCGCGCCGGCACCGCTGTAGGTGAGGGTGGCGGCTTGGCCCGAGATCGTGAAGCTGCCGGCGGCGGCGTTGACGCTGCGCGTCGTGACCAGGGTGGAGGCTTGGCCGGTGATCGTGAAACTGCCAGAGGCGGCGTTCAGACTGCGGGCGGCAAGCGTAGCGGCGCTCTGGCCGGAAACACTCAGGCTGCCAGGGGAGGCATCCAGCGTGAGCGCGGTAGGGCTGCCGCTGGATTTAAACAGCAGCAAGAGTGACATGGCGTCAGGTCTCGATCAGCGTGAACTGCTCGGCGGCAAGGTCTGCCTCACGCCGAGCGGCGAAGTCCTCGTCAGTCCACTCGGCATTCCATTCCTCAGCCGTGAGCGTGGGAAATGTGAACCGAAACGGCGGCATCGATTCGGCCACCACATGCACAACAATCTCGACCGTGCGCCCGATCTCCACGCTTAGGACCTCGGCAGGCGCCCCGCGCCAGTCGATCACGTCACCCACGCTCAGAGCGTCCGCGCGGATCATCTGCGAATCCTTGCACGCTGCGAGGCGGCGTTGGCGTAGAACTCGCGCGGGCCGCCCTCAGGACCTTTTGAGATTGCGCCTGCCCCGGTTGACAATTGCGACGGCGAGTTGTTGAGGATATTTGTCATGTGCGGCGTCGGCACTCCAGTTCCGCTTCCGGCATATCCCGGCCCCATGAGCGCATAGGATGCGTCATAGATACCGTTGCCCCCAATTGGCATGGCGCAGACTTCTGGCGGAAACGGATTGCCGAGCCAAAGCGGCCACACAACACGCTCTTTCACCAAATTGGCTTCGGGCTGCGTGATGGCGCCGAAGGCGGCAGTTCTCAGCGGCCCGCTGGTGTTCACGGTCTGTGCGATCACTGCACAATCGGACAGGTCACCGACAAACGACACCGCGCCACCCGATCCAATCTGACCGAAAATCACACCCGCCCCGCCAGTAAAATTTCCCGCAGGCGCAGTGCCGAGGTTCACAGTGACCTCTGTCGGAGCGTTCAATTCGGAGCCGACCCACACCCGCCATGCGGCCGATGGCGTGCCGTTTAACGTGGACAGCATGAACGCAATAAAACGCCATCCATCAACAACAATTCCGGCGCCAGACGTTGTCCATTTGCCGTCTGTCACGTTGTTGGTGGATAACTCAATTTCCGATGTTGTCGTGTGAATGCGCGCAAACAAAGCGGTATCGACCGACCAGTAACCTAAGCCCGCCGTCAGCGTTGTGGGCCTCCACCATCCAGAAATCAACGCAGTTCGGGAGGTGGCCCCGATGCTGACCGAATTGCTGACGTTAAATCGATTTCCTGTCGAACCGCCCATCCGCCACGCCATTAGTTGCGCTCGACGTAGACGTTTACCTGCGGCAACGCTCCTGCCGTGAAGAACGTATGGCCCGCACGGGTTATCAGCGCCGCGAACAAACTTGTACTTCCGCTGCACACATACGGGATCGCGAGGTTGTACGCCTGCGCGACGCGGTTGTTTGTCAAGTCGAACGCGCCAGCAAGCTGAATCAGCGCA